GCCGCTCGCGGGTCTCCCTTCGCCGCCTCGAGTTCATCGCGGATCGTGTCGACGTCGTCGCTGGTCGCCTCGCGAGCAGTGAGCAGCCCCGGCGGCAGTTCGTTGTCGCTGTAGAATCGGCCGTGGTGTCGCGTCGAGTTGGCGATGATCTCGAGCCACTCTTTGACCTGGAGGGCCGGCGGGAGCGGGTAGACGTGGTTACTCCGGTGCGAGCCCGGATAGCTCATCACGATGAGGTCGTCGCGCCCGAGCGGCGTCACGTCGGCCTCGCCGACCTGGACGACGCTGCCCGCCGCCGACCGGAACGGCGCCTGGTAGAACGCTGGCTCCTGGAACGCGCCGGTGGTGTCGACGTTGTGGCGGACCGTCAGCGGGTCGACGTCCTTGAACGCCACGAACGGCAGATCGGAGTCGCCAGCCGGGCGGATCAACTCGGCGTAGGCGTTGCCCGGGCCCGCCATGTCGGACACCCACGCCGAGATCAGGTCGTCGACGTCGGTGCCGCCGTGATGCGGACCGTCGAAGACGTCCGCGACCAGCGCCTTGAGTTCCGCCTCGGTCTGGTCCTCGTCTTCGTCATCGCTGGGGTAGACTAACTCGCCGCCGAGAAGCTGATCGTTGACGGCGTTGAGGATCATTTGGAACGGCGCCGTCTCCGAAATCTCACGCGCCTCGAGCGCCTCCCGACCACGCGGAACGCCGCGCAGCGAGGAGCCGGCGAGGATCGTGTCGTCGATCGACTGCGTCGTCTTGGACTGTGCGAGCTCGACCGTCGTCCCGCCGACCGTCGTCTGCGACTGGCGCTCCTCTGGGGGACGCTGTCGCTGCTGACGATGCTCGGCGAGCGCTTGTTCGATGATATTTCGTCTCATGTCAGAACAGGAAATCCCGCACCCCGCCGACGACGTCGTCGCGTCCTACGTGTGCGAAGTCCCGAGTTGTCAGCAGTTCGTACGGCCAGTTCTCCGCGATCGGATTCTGCCAGATCCATTTTCCTTTCGAGATCGCCAGCCGGAACTCGTCCCACTCCGCGGGGTCGCGATCCGGGTAGACGTAGATGTCGTCCGGTCCAGACCGGATAAAGCGGACATAGAAGTCCTGGTTCTCGGCGAACAGCGCCGAGTGGACGTTGCTCGAGGAGACCTGCTCCCACGAGACGCCGCGGGCCTGGACTAAGTCGTCTGGCCGAATCATCGGTGGAACTCTGCGAGGTCGTTCGCGCTGGGGAGGAGATCGCCGACCGTCGGGCTATCCGACGCGGCGTTTGGATCCGGCTGTCGGTCACCGTCACCGAACGTCGCCCGTGCCGTCGGGACGCCGCCGGCCTCGACTGCCCGCATGGCGATCTCGACCGCGTCCAGACGGTCATCGTGCGCGCTCGCGGGGAACTGGAGCCACTCCTCCTGCTCGAAGGACTGCCACTTCGCGTCGCTCGAGTCGCCGACGATCCGCAGCGTACCGGACTCGAAGTCCGCGGCGAGGTTGTGGATCCGCTCCTCTTTGCTGCCCGACGACGTCACGGCCTCCGCGGGGATCGGCGAGTCGTCGCGAAGTCGCTGAGAGACGCCGCGGTTGGCGTTCTGCTCGACCAGCAGCGTGTCGCCCGGCAAGTCCTTGAGCTTGCGTTCGGCCCACGCGACCGTGCCCTCGACGGAGAGCCCGCGATCGCGCTCGAGCCGATAGAGGTAGCCGACGTCCGCCTCGCCGTCCCACCCGATCGCCGACAGCGCCGTGTAGTCTGTATCGTTCTCGGCGGCGCGTTGTGGGTCGTCGACCAGGCCGAGGTCGAGGCCGGCCACCCAGCGGTACGCCTCGACTGGCTTCGGTAGCGAGGGCACGTAGCTGGGCCACTCCGACTTGAAGCCCTCGCCCGAGAGCGCGTGGGGATCCTGCTGGTTCTCGCGCTGCCAGATTGCCGTCGACTGGTCGCCGCCGACGATGTCCGTCAGCAGATCCGCCGGGCCCTTGTGCTCGGGCCACAGCGTCCGCACCTCGCGATTCGGCTCGACACCCGCCGGCGCCAGCGTCACGCCCGCTGGCAGATCGGCGACGTCGTCGTAGGTCTGGCCATCGTCGCCGCGGACCGTCCAGTCACGCGACTCGACGATCGGCCAGTCGGCCTCGTGGATCGCGCGGTAGACGCCGACGTCCCACTGCGCGCTCTCGAGGATGTCCGTCGCGTAGAGGTCCTCGGGATGTTTGCGCGTCCCGATCATCGCCTGGATCGGCTGCTCGAGGACGCTGTCGGGGTCCGGTAAGTTGTCGACGTAGTCTCGAAAGTAGTTGCGGACGTTCCGGCGCTGGGTCTCGGTCCGTTGGTTCTCCCAGTCGACCAGGTCGTCGTAGACGATGACGTCGAAGTGTTTGCCAGTCAGCTGCGACTCGAGACCGTAGGGCGCGATGGTCGCCTCCTTGTGCGTGTTCGCGCCGGTGGTGAGCTGTTGGCCGGCCGAGTCCGCGATCTCGACGTCGAACTGGTCGGCGTAGCGCTCGACGAACTCGACGACCTTCTCGGTCCGCTCGCCCGCGAGGTTCGCCGTCTTCGAGATGACGGCCACGCGGACGTCCGGTCGCGAGAGGATCATCCAGACCGGGAACACGACGCACGCCGCTTCCGACTTACCGTGGCCGCGCGGCATCAACCGCGCGACACGGGCCGGAGCGTTGGGAAAGTCTGCGTCGGTCGCCCGCCACAGTGCGTTATAAAACTCGAGCAGGTGATCGCCCGGCGGTCGCGAATAGTCGAACAGCCGCACACTCGCCACAGCGGGGTGCGCCAGCGGGTTGTGTTCGGCGAGTTGCGCCGGGTCGAACGTGCTCATTCCTGGGGATCGACGTCGAATAGCTCGTCGAGTTGTTCCTTCTCGTCAGCGTCGAGTGTGAGGTCGAAACCGTCGCCGGAGACCTCGACCTCCTGCTCTTTCGTGTAGCCGTAGGAGCGCTCGAGGATGAACTCGGCGTCGGCGTCCTGGATGAGGTCGCGCTCGCCGACCGCGCGCTTGCGCTCAAGTTCGGCGTTGAACTCGTCGAAGCGTTCACGCCACTCGTCCAGCGTCGACCGGCCGATGCCGGCGACGCGGGCGATGCCCTCGTAGGTCAGCCCCTCCTCGGCAGCCGCCATGATCTCGTCGCGATACTCCTCGAGTTGCGTCGGTCGTCCGTTGTAGCCCGACGTCTCGCCGTTGAGGATCGCCTCGGCAGTCGACTCACCGACGCGATTCGCCTCGGTCAGTTCGCCGATGTCGGCCTCGAGGACCTCGTCGGCCGTCTCGAATCCGACGTCGCGTAGGTTCTCGGCAATCGTCGGGCCCACGCCCGGGATCGATGTCAAGTCGTCAGTCATGGTTATGTCACCACGTAGATGATGCCGGCGACCAGCAGCAGGTCGATCGCCACGATCAGGAGGAGACCGACCGCTCGAGCCACCCACCAGATCGTCGGCAGGACGAGCCAGCCGTTCTGGTAGCTATCGTACAGCGTCAGCGCGTTGCGCCCAGCTGCGTACCACGTCGCCAGGAGCGCCGACAGGAGGACCAGCGCATACGCGCCGGCCGTCAGCGTCTCGACTGGCTGCTCGAACAGTTCGATAAAGGGGTTCATTCGTGTGCCTCTCGCGGGATGAAATGCAGGTAGCCCTCGGGCGTGCCGTCCCACATCGTCAGCACACCGTCGTCGCGCTCGATGATCTCGACGTCGACACCACGCTCGCGCTCGACGTTAGGCATCGTCGGCCTTCGGGTTGATCGCGCCGCAGTTGATACAGACCGGATTCGCGCCTGGGCGGTCGACGATGTCGTGATCGCAGTCCTCGCCGTCGCGATCGTCGTCGACGACGTCGCCGTTCTCGAAGCCGAGTCGCTTGCCCGCCATGGTCAGTCGTCCTCCGGTCGTGGCTCCGCATCGGTCGCGTTCGTGTCCGCACTCGAAGTCGCGTCGTCGCCTTGAGCCTCGAGGAACCCCTGGACGAGTGCCGCGTAGTCCGCGGCTTCGGCGCCGGCGTACCCAGCCAGCGATGGCAGCGAGAACGCTGCGACGAGGCTGGGATCAGCGCCAAGATAAAGGGCGTACAGGGAGATACTCGAGATGGCGACGATGACCAGGATGCTGCGGATTAATTTCAGGGTCTTCAGCATCCGAAGATCACCGTCGCCTTTCGCGACTTCGCACCAGTCTTCCGCGAGGCCGTCGTGAACGTACCACGGGCGGCGGCGGGTCGACGTTGTTTGCGTGCTCATGGCGCATCGTGCCCTCCTTGCTTCGGCATCATCTCGAGATCAGCGCCCCGAGCAGCAGGCCGAGCGCCAGGCCGCCGACCGCGTAGTGAGGTTCGGCTTTGACGTCCTCGGCGATCCGCGGGCTCGAGAGCTTCGGCCCGCGGTTCGCGCCAAAGGCCAGCGCGAGCAGTGCCGAGACGTAGCGCATCTCGTCGGTCGTCATCGCGACCATGCCGATCCCGATCCCGAGACCAGCCGCGTGCGATTCTGCGTGATAACTCAAGAAGCCGTCACGTTCGGAGTCGGCCTCCGACGGCGCTCCGGCATCCCGGATCACCCGGATCAGCTTCTCGAGAACTGTTGGGTCGTTACTCATGTCTAATCGTCAGTTGTCGTCGGATCGCAGTGCCTCGGGATTCGTCAGCGCCAGGTCGAGCGCGATCAGTGCGTCGACCCAGCCGGCCCGGTACTCTGCGCTGGCCTCCTCGAGACGATCGTCGTCCAGGAGCATCTCGCGAGCGCCCTCGACGTCGCCGGCTGTGATGTCCGCCGGGCGATCCGTGAGGCAACTCGCGTGTGCCGGCTCGCCGGTGATCGTACGCTCCTGAACGTCGGCATCGGAGATCGGCTGCTGGCAGACGTCGCAGATCATAGGATCACCGCCCGGGCGATCGCCTCGCGTGTCGACGCCCGCTCGAGGACGGCGTCGAACAGCCGATCGCGATCGAGGCGGACGTCGTGTTTCTCCTCGGTGCGCAGCTGGCGGGAAGCGAGCCAGAGATAGTACGCCGTCGTGAACGGGAAGCGCTCACGGAGCGCCTCCTCCTCGTGGCGGTGCGAGGTGTTACCGCAGGAGCAGACTGTCCCGGTCGCGACCGAGTCCTCGACGATCGGGCGGTCGGTCTCGTCGTCGACGTCCAGGCTGATCTCGCCCGTCTCCGCGTGCTCGGTGCGATACTGAAAGCCGATGACCGACGTCTTGCTGTGGAAGCCGTCGATCTGTCGGAGCGCCTCGTCGGTCGGCTCCTCCACCTCTTTGAGTTGCCGCCCGCAGGTCGCACACCAGCGGTGATCGTGCTCGAGGGCGCGGAAGATTTCCCGAGCTCGCTTCTCGCGTCGGTGGGCCCGGTGACACTCTCGCGAGCAAAACGAACCGGCGACCGTCTCCGCCGGCGAGTGTTCCTCGCCGCAGTGGCCGCACTCGTACTCGATACTGTCGACGTCCGTGGCTGTTGGCGTGGCTGACATAGCTAATCGTGCGCCGGCGCTTCCAACGCCGGGAGCAAAAGCAGACGCCGCGCTGGCGCTGTGGTGTTATGTCTATGTAACGTGATGGTGCCTCTTGAACCTTGTGGCGTGCGGCTACGACGGTTCCGGTGTTAACCACGGACCCGCTCGGGGGGATTCGCCACTGTGCATTACTGTAGTAACGCACAGTGGAAAGCATAATCGCCACACGGCGTCGGGGTCGGTTGCCCAACGGCTCGAGACGCGGCTGAAAGCGGTAACGCGTGCCGGTTATCCTACCAGATCCGAGAGAAATAGACGCCGAAGAAAGTCAGCCCAGGTCGACAGCCTCGAGGTCGACGTCCGCGAGCTCCTCCGGGATCGGCCCGTGGACTGCCGGCGTGATCGTGGCCGTCGACGCGATCATGTCCGCTGTGTGGACGAGGTCCTCCAGGTCGGTCGCAGGCGAGGGCCCGTCGTACCAGTCGCCCATATGGCTCGCGATCGCGTCGGCCACGCGCTCGTCGAGTGGCGAGTCCCGGACGACGTCGGCCATCCGCAGGTCGTGATCCGAGACCGACGACGAGGCCGGCGAGTCGGGGTCGCCGTTCTTTCGCTGGTCGTGGAGGATCGCCGCCGCGTGCGCCAGGTCGACGTCGCTCTCCTCGAGGCGCCCCTGGGCGACGTAGCTATCGGCCAGCCGGTCGATCACCGTTGACAGCATCAGCGTGTGGATCCACAAGCCGCGACGTCCCTGGCAGGCCGGATGGTGATAGCCCGACGTCGAGGCCGGCTCGCTCCAGAAGTACTCCGGCGCCTCGCTCGAGAGTCGCGTCGTGATCGCGCGGGTCCGGTCGTCCTCGATCAGCTCGAGTGTCGGCAGTCGGCGCGTCGTCTCCTCGATCGAGAGACTGGTCGTCTGCATGGACATTCGTACGGGCTGATCGGTTGTAGTCGTTCCGCTCGCGCGTGTGCGTGTCGCTACCGAGAAGTTGGCACGGACGTCGTTGGGCGGCCGTCTTTGAAACGCACGCGTAAGCCGTGTGGGTAGGAGTCCGTTGGGTAGGGTGGAGGGGTCCTGTCCCAGCAGACTAACGAGACGGGCAATGATCACCCACGATCACCCGGGGGATCACCCCCACCTTCTCACGAATAGACGGCC